CAGACGCAGCGCTTCCTGGCGCGCCTGTGCTGACATTGCCGACCTTGATCGTCGCGGCCTCGCCTTTATCACCTCGCGGGATCCGGAAGTCAAACACCGCATCGCCCTGCGTCCCGCTATTGGTGACGGACACATCGCTGCCTGGTGTGCCCGTACTGACGTTTCCTACTTTGATCGTCGCGGCGTCGCCCTTGTCGCCTTTTGGGATCTGAAAATCAAACACCGCATCGCCCTTCGTCCCGCTGTTGGTAACAGACGCAGCGCTTCCTGGCGCGCCTGTGCTGACATTGCCGACCTTGATCGTCGCAGCCTCGCCTTTATCACCTCTCGGGATCCGGAAGTCAAACACTGCGTCGCCCTGTGTCCCGCTGTTGGTGACGGACGCAGCGCTTCCTGGCGCGCCTGTGCTGACGTTTCCGACTTTGATCGTCGCGGCGTCGCCTTTGTCGCCTTTTTGGCCGACGACCGTGAAGTACGTCACGTCTTCAAACAGCACATCCAGTTCGTCGATATCGTCGTTTTCGACCCATGCTTCCAGTTCGTTCATTCCATCAGCTCCTCATCCAGGCTGTCTTTCACCCTGATCTTTGGGTTCGCCCACGGCTTCAGGATGTTTCCCGGCCCCTTGAAGTTGACCGTTACCTCCACCTCCTGCGCGCCCGTATCAAGCGACAGCGTGTCCTCCTGCGTCAGCGTCAGCAGAAATCGCTGCTTTTCCGCGTCGTAGGTCACATCGCCGGGCCACGTCTTTCGCACGTCACCGACCTTGAATGCAATCTCGTCTACATTGCCCAGCGGAAATTCTTCCTCGCTTTCCGTCATCCTGAGGCGCACGGCAAACACCTTTGCCTCGCCCCGCCTTACTCTCGGTGTGCCCATATCATCACCCCTCAGCAGAAGTACCAGCCGGAAAGCATGATACTGTCATTCGCGTTTGCCACTACACCATCAGGGAACCGAATCGTCAGATACCCTTGTGGAGACAACAGTGCAGGAGCGACTGCGTAGTCCGCGTATCCCTGCGCCGCCACGTACTGAACGCGCGCCGCACAGCTCACCATCTCTTTAGGCGGTTTTGTCAAGCTGGACAGCGTAAGCGATACGCCGTCCGTGATCTCTGCTGACGACAAGCCTTTCAGCGACATCTGGAACAGCACCACGCCGATTGTTTTCACGTACACGAATTTACAACTTTGCACAGTTACCGCACTTTCCGCGATGTCAGACGACGCCGTAACCGGCACTAATGTGCCGAGCGTGTTTGTGGACATATTTCTGTTCGTGATACTTTCGCTGGCGATTTTCATCCCTGTTACTGCATCATCCGCAATTTTTTCTCCTGTCACTGCTTTGCTCGCAATCTTGTTCGCCGTCACAGCGTAGTATCCGATCTTGCTTTCCGTTACCGCGCCGTTCGAAAGTTTTGCCTCCTCGACGGCCGCGTCTTTCAGGCGATACGTATCTACCGCGCCCCACTTGATCGCATCGGTGTCAACCGCGCTCATCGCCAGCTTGTCCGCCGTGACTGCGTCGTCCGCGAGCGCCGCCGTGCCGACTGCACCGTCTGCGATCTTCTCCGTCGTGATCGACGCATCCGCAATGCCGCCCTGCGAAACACCGGCGATCTGGCTCTGCACGTTCTCGATCGCGTCCTGCACATTCGTCTTGTTGACGGCTGTCGTCGGCGCAAAGCCGATGTTCTTTGCGGCGGCGTTGTTGCCGAGCGCGGCGACCAGATCGTTGAGTGCCTTTTTCAGCAGGTTTCCTGCAAGGTCAAACTTTGCTTTCAGAGACGTGGCGGAAAGTCCGCCAACGTCGTTCGGCTCGTCGTCGAGTTTGGAGATGATGTTCATGTCTTCATTGCACGTCGGAAGTGCCATATGTAACCCTCCTATCGCACATATCCTGTGAACCGCACGCGGATGTCGGCGCTTGTGACCGTCGCCGTCGTGTCCGCATCGTCGTTCGTCAGGATGAGCTTGTAGTATGTAAATTTCTTTGCTTTCAGTTTCAGCCGCGTCATATACGGGCGCTTGTTCGTGTTGAACGACCAGTGCGCAAAATTCGCGTGGTCAAACGCTGCGCTGTTTCGGAAAACCAGCTTCTTTGAGAAGTCCGCCTTCCGGTCTGTCATGACCGTCACAGTCATCGACCCGGCGTGCGTCGGCACGAGACCGATCCACAGCATGGCGGAGTATTTGCGCATGAAATCCGCGCCGAAGTGCATGTTGCCGCTCTCCCATCGTGCGTCGATCGCTTCTCCGCAGTCGCTGCGGAATGCGTTTGAAATCTCCACAAGCGTGTTGCCGCGCGCACCGAGCAGCCTGCCATATACACGGTAAAAGTGCTTGACAGGGAAGTTCGTGTACAGATACCAGACATTGAGACCGTAGTTGTGCACAATGGCCGTGTCACCATATACGCAGTACCATTCCTTGCGGTCGTTGTCGTCCCAGCAGTACGCCTGACGTAGGTCAAAGCCTTGCAACGCTTTCCACACGCGGTCTGAGATGCGTTTCGCCTGCCGTTCGTCGATCGTCAGGTTGCTGGAGTAGCTGCTGTTGTTTTTCCATGTGTAGACGCTCTCCCCGAACAGGGTGTAAGGGCTGTTGTCTACAAGCCGCACCTGACCGGGAGCAATGTTGCCGATGGCCTTGTTTACTTGCGTCCAGTAAAACGCAGGGAGGATTTTGCCTTCTGCGTTCGTCACCGTGCCATACTGCACGGAGTATGCGCTGTCCTCTTTGAACGCCAGCAGCCTGGAATAGTGTCGGATCATCGCCGTGATCGGCGTGTTCTCGTCGCCGATGTCCAGCACATTCATGTCCGGGAAGTATTCGGCGGTCGGGTTGCCGTCGATGTCCAGCCCGGAGTACAGCGCCTTGTTGCTGCCGTCGCCGTAGAGGAACACGCGGTTGTCCGTCGCGCCGTTGTAAAGCTCTGCAAACTTCATTTCCATGACCGTGCTGGAATCATCAGATGCAACGGTGTATTCTACTTCGTACACATCCGCACCGGCAGGAGGCGCGCTCGTGAATGTGATCTTGCCTTCTGCAAACGTATAGTCCGTACCGGCTGCCAGTGTTGCGCCTGTTGCCCTGTTTTTCACGCTCACAGACAGCGTTCCGCTTTCCGGGCATACATACACCGTGGACTTTCCGTCCGTAGCAATGCGGTATTTTCTCTTGCTGGATAGCTTGTTTATTTGTTCCAGTTCCGTGCCGCTTCCGTCCGCACCCACGCCCACAAGCACGGTCGGGACGTACCCGGTCACATCCGCGAGCGTGTGGCCGTCAAACACCTTGTACTGCGTACCGTTGAGGATATAGAGTTTTTCCCGGAACCCGAAAAATTCCGTATGTGCGTCGGCGAGCGCGCCCAGCTCCGAGACCGCCGTAGTGGCTGGAAATCCGATTTTCCACAGCTTCCCGTCAGCGGCCGCTACCTGCACATATTCTCCGCCGACGTAGCCGCACCACGTTCCCTGAATTTCTCCTTGGAACGTATGCACAGCTTTCATACCGGGGCGCTTTCTCAGCGCGCCGTCCTGCGTCACACGCCAGTTGCGCATTTCGGATGCCTCTCCGAGCTTCAGGCTTGTGTCGTCTGTTCCCGCCTGATTGACGCCGAGCCATTTCTGGATTCCGACGATCTTTTCGTTCATGCGCGTCACCAGCTCCCAAACTCTCCGTACTCGATGCCGCCGTACACATCCTCGACCGTGCCCATGCTGCACTGTGCGTTTGCCTTGTGCATCGCCACGATCTCGTTGTAGCGCCGCTTGAACCGGTCGGATGCCTCCGGGTTCTCATCCGTCAGAAGAGCGGAAGCAAGTCCGTATGGCATCGCACCGAGCGCAAGCGTATTGTCGATCTCCGAGACCGTGTCGTCGAATTCCTCAACAGGCCGCCAGCCGGAAGCGGTTTTTCCGGCCTTCTTTGTCTCCGAAAACGGGTACAGCTCCGCGATCATGGTGTTGATGATCGACACGGTGCGGTATTTATATTCGTCCGTGTCCGTCGTCTGCGGTTTCCCGCTGTCGCTCAGCTCGTCCATGATGGACATTGCAGCGTCAAACACGTCGCTGACTTCTGCCACAAAATCACCTCGTTATCTGAAAATAGGCGGCGGGAAATCCCGCCGCCTTATCCGTTGCCTCAGGCGGTAGCCGTCATAATGCCGGAATCCAGAGCACCGGCCTTGCTGGCGTAAGCCTTGACCTCCGTACCGGTCGTAACCGTCGGCTTCGAGCTAGCGCTATAGGTCAGCGCCGTGGAGGAAGTCTTCGGGTTGCTGCCGTCGGTGGTGTACTTGATGGTCTCGCCTTCACCGGCAGTCAGCGTCATCGTGCCGCCGGAAACAGACATCGTCGGGGTCGTGCTGCCCGCAGTGGCGTGCACGCCGATGGCGTATGCCTTCTTGTCCAGAACAAAACTGTCGAACATCACGCGGTACTCCGCCACATCGCCGTCGATGCCGAGCGGGTTCTTCTGGATGCGCATGGTCTGGTTCTTCACCGGGTCGACGCTCGCGCCCTTGCGGAAGATCACGAAGTTGACACCAGCGGGCAGATAGCTGTCCGGGATGGCGTACACGTCGTTGCCGTCGAGCTTGCCCAGAGAGCCGTTTGCAACGGCGTCCTTGCCCAGCACATCAATGCCGACGATGTAGTCCGACAGCTTGCACTTGGCAAACAGCGTGTGGCCGATGAAGATCGCGCGATTGTCGGTCGGCACAAGATGGTTGGACATCTCCGCGCCCATGTTGACAATGGCGTCGATGGCCGTCTTGCCGGTCAGCGGCGTCGCGTTGACGGTCACAATACCGGCACCGCCGACCCACTTCTTCAGGCGGTATTTGTCGATGCTCGGGGTGACCTTACCGTCCCACGTCGCCTTCATGCGCGCGTTGCACTGCTTGACGTTAAACTGTTCGGCAGCGTTGCCCGCGTCGATCGAGAACGTGCCGCCCTTGTCCTGCGTCATGCGCATGGTCTGCACGGTGTCACCCAGCTCTTTGATCGTGCCGAATCGGCTGGAGCCGCTGCGGGTGTAGTCGCCGAAGTCGCCCTCGTCGGAGCTGTACACGTTGATTGCGTTCACGCCAACAAAGTCGTAATCCTTACCTGCGAATGCGTCGGTAACGCTCTTCTGGTGGAAACGCTCGTCGAGCTTGGTGCTGTATTTGTTCGCAACATTGATTGCCATTATGTAATTACCTCACTTAAAAATTCAGAATTTCAGGCGGAGGCAAGCCCTATGTTCACGTGGTCAGTTGCCGTCGTACCACAGCGCGTCAAACGCTTCGTCGCTGCCGGTCTTCCCGGCGCTGCTCTGGCTGCCGGTGCTCCTCGCGGCGTTCGCCGCGTTCCGGTCGCGCGTTTCCTGTTCGGATTTCATGCGCGCGATCTCTGCCTCCAGCGCCTTATTGCGTTCTCTTGCGTAGGCCGAAACCAGCGTTTCACCGCGGTTAAAGGCTTCCCACACGCCATTCGGAATGGAGGCCGGGTCAACGTCGGGATAGGCTTTTGCAAATGCGTCAAAGCACTCGCCGCGCCACTTCTCGTTCGCTGCCTGCTGCTCCTGCTCCTGATTCTTGGTTGCCAGTGCTGCCCGTTCCTGATCGAGCGCGCGGCGCTCTCTTTCGAGCTTTACACGCTCGAGCGCCATGCCGTCGTCGTCGATGCCGTATTTACTCTTGGTAACGGCAATGAGCATGTTCTCCACAAGCTCCTCGACGGTTGTTCCGCTCTGCTTTGCCAGCTCCTGCAGCGCGTTCTCATGTTCCGTGAGCTGCGCCAGTTGCTGCTTCTGTTCGGACACCTGGTTTTCCAGCTGCGTGTTCTTCTCAGTCACGCGGTCGTAGTCCATGCCCTTCTGGGCCAGCGTTACGACCTCGTCACGGTTGACATTTTTCGTCTCGCCGAGGTGCTTAAGCTCAAACAGTTGGCCGTCTGCCTGCGCCTGCTGCTCCTCGTTCTCGCCCGGCTGTGCGGCATCTGCATCCTGCCCGCCGTCGTTCTGTTCGATCTCCGGCGCGGCGTCGTTGCCCTGCGTCTCCGTACCCGGCGCGCCCTGCGCGTCGTCCTCAACGTCTGCAAAGCTGTCCGCCGTGATGTCGCTCCAATCGTCCGCGTCCGCCGTAAAGGCGGTGTTCATTTCGTCTGCCATGTCAAAATCCCTTCTCCCGCTATGGTTGGCGGGTGCGGCGCTATGGTCGGCGCTGCGTGTTGAAATTTATCCGGTAATGTATTTGCAAGGCGGATTGTCCGCCGAGCGTTCGTTATTCGGTCGTTCCGGTCTGCATGACCTTGCGCTGCAGGTCGCCGAAGCCGCCGCCGCCGCGAATGGGCGTCTTCTGGCCGAGATCGACCAGAGCACCGGTCTCCGGCGCGCCGCCTGTGCGCTGCTCCTCCGGCTGCATCATCTGCTGCTGTGCCGCCTGCTTACGCGAGGCGATCAGCTCCTGCCGCTTCGGGATGTAGCCGTCCGGAATGCGCTCAAGGTATTCCTCAATCGTGATCTTGTCCTGCATCAGCAGGTTATCCAGCGTCTGCACCGACGCCATCTCCGACCAGTACGAGCTTGCGCCGACGTCCAGTTTCAGCGCCATCGGCATATCATTCAGAATGCCGTAGTCGAACAGCACGGTTTCCAGCTCCTCCGGGTCTTTCCCGGCAAATGCGAGAATGTCCGCGCCCACGTCCGGCATAGACACCTGCACTTTGCGCTTCCCGTAGTACGCCGCCATGAAGTCAAGATAGATTCGCCCCAGATCCTCGATGGATTTGTAGAGGTTCTGTTTCGTGATCTCCGACGGGATGCTGGCTGCGCGCTGCAGGGCGATAATGGCCGATGTGTTGTCCGGCCGCGTCTCGCCAAGCGCTGCGCTCGTCGCGCCGAGAAACTGCCGCGTATAGTCCACGCTCGTCTGGATAAACTGCGCGATCTGTGGGCTGATCTGTGCCGGGTCGATGATCTTTGCCACGCCGGACACGTCGCCGCCGTTGACGCCGATCGCAGCTCCGACCGCGTTGTTCCACTTCGGAATGCGCGTCTTGTCGTAGACCGTGCGCGGGAACGCGCTCGTCATCAGCGAGATCATGGACATTGCAAACAGCTTGTTGACAAAAATCTGGTTCGGGATCAGTCCGGTCACGAGCGCCTGACCGTGATAGCTGTCTGGAATGTAGTCCCAGTTGATCCACGTCACCGGGTAGAGCCGCAGCCCCATGTCCCACGGCTCGCGCAGCATGACGTGCCCGGAGACTTCGCATGCCCACACCGTGCCGGTCTTGCGCTCCTTCCACATCCGCAGCAGCACCGTGCTGCGTTCTGCGCTGTTTTTGTAGCTGTCAGTGTTGTGGTTCTCGTTATCCGGCTGAATGTCGTTCCAGCGCGGATTTCCGGCCTCCTGCGCTGCTCTGCGCAGTTCCTTCGTCATTTCTCGCCGCTCGATGAGAATGTATGGCTGCTTTTGCGGGTCACGGCACGCTGTGTTGCCGAAGCCGACGCGCATATTGTCCACGATCTCCGTGCGGATGCCGCCGCGCAGTCCGAATCCGGCGTCAACCGTGTCGTCCCAGAACGTGAACAGGCAGCTATCACCGTCCACAGCGGCGTTTCGCATATACTCGCGCACGAGGTTCGGCACGCGGTTGAATTCAAACAGCCGGTCAAATTCCTTGTTGACGATCTCCGCGACACGTTCCACGTCCTCCGGTGTGCGCTCGCACGCAAGCGGAGTTGCCTGCATCTTGATGTTGTCGGTCGTGATGTTCGCAACGGAAAACAAAACGACCTGTTTCAGGAAGTTGTATACCGGCGTCGGCAGACCCTTCGCGTCCACGCCCTCCCATTGCTTGCCAATGAAAAAGTTCTCGTTGGCGCGCACCGTCTCGTCGAGGTTGACAGCGGTGTTGTAGCCGAGCATTTTCTGGTACTCTGCCTGTACCTGCTCCGGCGTGATCTTCTTGTCAAACTCGTCAGGCATCGCCGTTCACGTCCTTCTTTCCGGCCATCAGGTAGCTGTAGTTCATGAGGTTGGACACGCCGTTGGAGAAGTCCTGCGCCATCTGCAGCGCCTGCTCCACCTGTTCAGCGTGCTCCTCGTCGAGCTTGTCCGCTCGCTCACACAGTGCCGCCGCCGTCTCTTCCAGTGCCTCTACGCGCTTTTGCAGCCGAGACACGTCGAGCGATGCGTCCGCCAGCATGTCCATCGTCGCGTCCTGAAATGCCCGCAGCTCGTCGTCCCAGCGACGCAGGCTTACCATCGTCAGCACAAAGCACGCTGCGATCACCAGCAGGCCGATCAAACCGATAGTGTTCATGTCTTCCTCCTAATAGCTGATATATCCGGCAGACGGTGCGTCTCCGGTCATGAATTGCTCGTATTCCTCCTGCGCGTCCTCGTCCTCGTAGATGATCTCCGAGGGGTTTGCGTCTCTTGCGTCCGCGCGCATTGTTCTCGATACACAGTAGTAGCGCACGGAATCGACCGTATGCGTGATCTCGTGCGGTTCCTTTGCGCAGTCGTTCGGGTTGCGCTCGTCCGCCTGAATGTCCTCGAGGTCTCCGATCGTCCGTTCGCAGGTCTGGAAAAGCACAAGCCCCGGCTTTCCGTCCGGCATATTTGCGAGCGCTTCCTTTACCTGCAGGAAACCCTGCACGCGGTTGTTGCTTGCCCGCACGATGGGCACGCCGCACTGCATGAACACCTCTGCCATCGTCTTGCCGGTGTCCTTCTGGCGTGACCAGATGTCCGGCGGGGCAAAGGTGATCTCGATGTGCTCGTCCGGCATCGTCATGTCGAGGATCTGCTTTGCTGCATCCTGCACGATCAGCCCCGGCTGCACCAGCTCGCGGTACATGTAGGAGCGCCCGTTTTCGTCCACCGCGTACCAGCCGACGGCGAGCATATCCAGACCGTAGTCGAGCGCCCTGTACCGCTTCCAGTGCTTTGGGATCTGGAACGGCTTGCAGGTGTGCGTCGCCTTGCTGAATTCCGGGAAATACGTGCCGCACAGTGCGTCCCAGTCGCCGTAGCGGTGCGCCTTGCGGATGTTCTCCGGCAACTGAGATAGCGCCTGAAGATAGCCCGGAGAGGATTCCAGCAGGTCCTTGTTGTCCTCGACCGTTGCGAAAATGAAGCTGTAGTCGTCCGGGTTCTCGTTCTCTTCCGGATTGTCGGAATCTGTCTTGAAATTTCGGTCGATAAACAGGCGCTTGACCCATCTGTGCCCGACACCGCCGGGGTTGCACGTCAGGTAAAAGCGCTTCGGGATCTCGTTTACGCCGCGCAGGCAGCCACCAAGAAAGCGGAATTCTCGCTCTGTAAACTGCGTCGCCTCGTCCATGAAGATCCAGTCATATTCCTGGCCTTGGTATTCGCTCTCGGACGTGATACCGCTCCAGTGACCGAAATGGATAGTCGAGCCGTTTTGGAAGTACAGCGTGTGCAGCGTGCCGTTGTAGCTAGTCAGCTCCTGCGGCACCATCTTCAAAATCGGTTCGATGTGGTTCGACTGCAGTTCCGGGTATGTCTTTCGTACGATGAGGATGCGGATGCCCGGCCATGTAAACGCGCCGCCTACCGCCTTGATTCGCACTGCGTGCGTCTTGCCGCCGCCTCGCGCGCCGCCGTAGGCCGTGTACATCGTTCGGCTCTGGTAGAACAGAAGCTGCTTCTCGTTCGCGTGCCCCGGATCCCATGTGAAATTTGTCTGCGTGCTTCGCTTCTGCTTCGGCATGGCATCCTCCGTAAATGCAGAAACGGAGCCAACTGCATTCCGCAGTCAGCTCCGTTCAGCTCTTATGCCCGGCCGTTTCCGGGCACGTCGTTATTCTGTTTCTGTTTCCCGAAAGGCGACCTTGCGCTTTACTTCCAGAACAAGCACGCCGTCTTTCGTTTGCTTTACCTCGGCAGTATTCCCGCGGCCGATAATGTCCAGAATCGCCCGGAGGAGATTTTCATTTTTCTGCATAGGGTACCTTCACATTGCAGCCCCGGCATTTTTCCGCCACCCGTCAAGGTAAATGACAGGCGCGGCCTTGCTCGCCGGTTGATAGCCCATCCGAACACCGTAGCCGCCGCCGTAATCCAGCGCCGCCGCAGTATTAACAAACAATCGTTCGACCGGCTCTGCGCTTCTCGTGGATGCGTTCGTCCGGAAAAAGCAGTCCTTGAACACGGCAGGGGAGTGCGTGTGTCCGCAAACATAAACGTCCGCGTCAACGATCTGCGCATAGTCCGCAAGCCGATTGATCTTGCCGCCGATCTTGCGCCAGCCACCGTTTCCGTGGTTTACGTAGATAGAATACGTCGTTTGCCGTCCCTCGCTCTTTCGCCGGGAGTTTTCACCGAGTGATACGAATACGAGCGCTGCGTCCGGAGCGTACCGGTCGCCCGCGCCCAGCTCGTTTGCGATCAGCCATGTAATGTCGATGCCGTCTGCACGATATGTCCGCTCTTCGTGGTTTCCGGGTACGGCGCACAGGATGCGGCCCTTGAGCGGGGCGAACGTCTTGTTTGCAAGCTGGATCTGCTCCATCGGGGACAACTGCGTGCTGTAGATATCTCCGATGCTGTTTCGCGTCGCATTGTCGATCAGGTCGCCCGCAAGGATAACGTAGGCGTTGTCTCTCGCCGCAATGTCTGCCACGCGCTTTTGCACGCCGCGAATATCGCAGTTTGGGTCGGAAAGATGTACATCCGCAATGACGTGCACTTCGATTTCGTTTTGCTGCTTCGGCAGCTCTACACGGATAACGTGCAAACGCTTCACCTCGTTCGTTACGTAGAAAGGGAAGCTGCGGCATCCTGACTTGCACAGGATTTCAGCGGAAAGGAGATGAAACGCTTAGGCCACTCGCCGCCGCAGCAGTATTTACCGTCGCTTCCGACGTTTGATTCCCGGATAGTGCCGGGTTCACAGTTGCTCCGTACCGTTATAGGTTTTTGCAAGGGAATAACGGCCAAAGGAGGTTGGCCTTTTTCCGGTACGGAGGGGCATCGTTCACAAACGTGAACAGCAAGCACTCAGCAGCAGCGCGTATCCTGCGCCCGCATTCGGCTTGTTGGATTAAGCGTGTTTGTCGCGCACTTGCAAGCGTTACTTGAACGCATCGTCGCCGCCGATCCCGTCTGTCTTGATCGTCAGCTCCTGCGCGTGAACGTCGATTACAGGCTTGTCGATGTACCCGCCGTTTTTCGGCTGCTTGAGCAGGAAGATGATCCCGCCGCTGCCCTTCGGGTTTTCAGCCACCATGCGCGCATAGACCGCTTCCCGGTATGCAACCAGCTTCTCGAGCTGCTCTCCATATCCGTCATATTCCCCGCCTTCGTTTGCCCGCCATCGCGCGAGCGTGCGCGGCGCAATGCCGAGAAACTTCATCAGCGCATAGTCGTCCATGTACTGCTTCCCGTCCTCGCACTGCATGATAAACTCGTCGATCAGAACGCCAAGCTCTTCGGCAGTCTTGATTTTGCGCGGTCTTGCCATAGAATCACCCCATCACTTATAGTATAGCATCAAACGTCGTAAAAACTAAATGCACGTCGCCCAGATAATGTATGGAATGCCTTTGGAAAGACGTGAAAACGTAGTGCGATAAACTTGAAACTTGCGAGTAACTTGCAAGTAACTTGCGAGTAACTTGCAAGTAACATCTAGCGGGACGATGTTTGGCGGGAAGTCTCAAAAGGCTGTGCGTCGTAGCGCATGGGCTGTCGCCTGAGAGCCGCCCCGTTTTTCCGACACCCCCGGGGGGAGGGGGGGGAGGGGTACACCCGGAAACGTCGAACGAAACAACGCCCATATACCAGCGCGCGCCGGGGCTGATTGCCCGCGCGGCCAGACGCCTAATTGCCCTACTGCATGACGCTGCATACACTGCGCATGAACTGCATAAACTACCGGCTTTGCAGAACGGAAACACCGCAAAATGCCTTGTAAATTCGGCAAAATAATATTTTTACCGAATAATGAAAACCGCAAAACCATTGAAAACACTAGCTTTTTACGAAACTGTATGAATATGCACTGTATACAGCACCGAAAACAGCCGCGAAAACTGCATCAGTATGCACCAGTAAAGCGGCATCATCTGCGCCAGATCACCGCGCCGAAGCTGCACCGGGGACCTGCACGCCACCGACCCCGAATTTTTTTATCTGCCGCCACAACTCGCATTTTGTATAGATAATGGGATCATATCATCATCACATCATCATCATATCATCATCACATCATAGCACATCATGGTGTAGCATCATCGGCGCATCATCACCGAATCACCGGCACGCAGCCAGAGCAACACCCCGCGCAAAGAGGGGGGGACTATAGGGGGGGTAATTTACATAGCTAAGTAATAACTAAGTAATAGCTATTACACAGCTATGTCATAGCTATTACACAGCTATGTCATAGCTATTACACAGCTATGTCATAGCTATTACATATCTATTCCATACCCGGCCAGCCCGGCCGGAGATCGCCCCGAAAAAAATTTTTGCAAAAAAGGGCTTGACATGGTAGCGCAAGTATGCTATCTTAAAAATGCCAGCAGGCAAACGGCACCGAAAGGAGATGATCCTAGCGGCTAGAAAGGCCACCACAAGCACGGAAGTGAAACGCAGGTATAACGAAAAGGTTTACGGCCGTATCTACTTGCAGTTGCCCAAAGAAACGGTTGAAGCGTTCAAGTCAAAATGCAGTAGCAGCGGCGTATCACAAGCGAGCGTTTTACTTGAAGCAATCGAAAAATTTTTAAGGGACTGAATGTCCCTTAAAAATACACATACTAACGCTAGTATGCACAATCTGAAAGGAGAACACCATGAAATACTTTACCGACATCCACACCCTCGATGAACTGAAAGCAGCTTACCGCCGTCTCGCCCTGAAGTATCACCCCGACATGGGCGGCAGTACGGAGATCATGCAGGAGATCAACAGCGAGCATGACGCGCTTTTTGAGCAGCTCAAGCGCCAGCACAATGCCCACGCGGACGAGTACCACCAGACCACCGAAACCGCCGCGGAATTCCGCGATATCCTCGCCGTGCTGCTCGGCCTGCCCGGGCTGACGGTCGAGCTTTGCGGCTCGTGGCTCTGGATCAGCGGCGAGACGCGGCAACACAAGGACGCGCTCAAGGCTGCCGGCTGCCGCTGGAGCAGCAGCAAAAAGATGTGGTACTGGCGGCACCCGGAGGATGCGCGCAGCCATTACCGCGGCAAGCGTAGTATGAACGAGATCCGCAGCAAGTACGGCAGCCAGGTATTTGACGCAGACGGCCGCGAGCGTACCGCCTACAACCGGATCGGGGCGACGGCGTAAGCCGTCCCCGGCCGCACTCCGTCCGCCGGTAAAAGTCCGGCGCTGATGAGCACGAGCGAAACGGAGGTTATTACAGTGAGTTATCACGATTTGTTGAAAACGTACGGCGGCGAGCAGCTCGAAGCCGAGCAGCGCGTATATATCTACGTGAAACAGCCGAAGCGGTACAAAACGACGGAAGACATCGCCCGCAAGGACGCCGACATTGCCCGCCAGATTGAGCGCATGGAGCGCTTAATCGACGATCTGCGCGACTATCGCGTAGCACTTGCGCAGCGGTATGCCGAGCTGGAGACGATGCCTTACACGCGCGTTTTGACGCTCAAGCGCGATCCGAGTTATAAGGGGCGCATTACCTACTGGGTGACGATCACTCTCGAGCTTACAGACGGAACGAAAATTGACGAGCTGCGCGAGCAGTTCCCCGGGCAGGATCGCGCGAAAGCGTTTTCCCGCTTCGCCGCCCTGCAAAAGCAGTACCCAGGCATTGCATCCGTTAAGGATGTAGCCCGCAGGAGCTGGGAACGATAACGCCCGGCATCCTGCACAACTTCCGCACGCGGTTAGCATTTCGTTAGCATTTTGCTAGCGAAATGCGTTCGCATTATTCGGAAAATAATCGTAAATCCGCTACGTTTTTTCGCAACACAAATCTTTCTGAAAGCACCACAAAGCATTGAATACAAAGAAAAGCCCCGGAATCAAATGGATTCCGGGGTTTCTTAATTTGGAGCGGGATACGGGAATCGAACCCGCCGAAAAACGCCGTAAAGCCATTGAAAACACTACGTTTTTTTCTTGTAGTTAGCATTTTTCGTTAGCGTTTTGCGCGAAAAACCCGGCCATAGCATTTTCTGCTTTTACCCGGTCAGCGTTTGCGATGTGCGTGTAAATGCGTATCATGGTCTGGTTGTCTGCCCATCCGCCTAGCTGCATCATCTCCAGCTCCGGCACGCCTAGGTGATACCCCAGCGACGCGAAGCTGTGCCGAAGCCCGTGCGTGCCGACCTGCGGCAGCCCATTGCGCGCGCACACACGGTTGATCTGGTGGTAAATCGTGTTCGGGTTACAGCGCACGACCGGCCCGGACTTGTCCTCTACGGCCTCCAGCGCGGCGAGCAGCTCCGGTATCATGATGGGAATCGTGCGCGTGGAAGAACGGTTTTTGTTGGACGCCTTTTTCTGCGGCCGCTGATCCTCACCGATGACGACCGCACCGGATACGCGGATCGTCTTTGCGGTCAGGTCTATGTCCGACCAGCTAACCGCCATGATCTCCGACCGGCGCAGGCCGTGCAGCGCCAGCAGCGCGGGAATGGCAAACGGCTCGTTTGCAACGTCTGCCACAAAGACCCTGATTTGCTCCGGGTCGAGCCATTGGCGTTCGTTCGGCGGCACTTGCGGCAGCGTTACCTTTGGCACGTTGTACCCGCCGAATTTCAGCGCTGCCGCCACCATCATCCACGCATTTTTCAGCGTCTTCGGTTTCACGCTTTTCGCCTCTGCGCTCACAATCGCTTGCCAGTTCGTGATCTCGCGGACTGGCTTTTTCATTTGCGCGGTAAACCGGTTTCGCGACATGGATTTGTATTCCCGGATTGTTGACGGCGACAGCACACCGCGCTTGGCGTCGATGTATGCTGATACACACTGCTCCAGCGTTTGCGTGCTCTTGCAGGGGAGACGCTTCCCATTGCGATAGTCCGCCTTGATCTTTTCCGCCTGCCGGATGCACTCCGTCCGCGTTGCCGCCGACACCGGCACGCTCTCTCCTCCGAGGCGCATCTGGATAAACCACGTCCCGCTTTTTAACTTGCGCGGCTCAGGTACTTTCATCTTGCAGCCTCCTCAGTCCGGGCGATCCACGTCTACGCGGCCGTATTCGATGTCTTCGTACACTTGCAGCACCTCGTCATAATAGACACGCACTGTATCCACTGCCTCTTCCGCCTCGGCGCGCGTGTAAATACCCTCACCGGCCAGATAGCTGTCAAGAACCTCCGTTGCGTACTCAATGTCTGCCCCCGTGCCGTACCAAAGATATGCCGCATCCGCTTTATTTGCCGCAGCTACGCCAGCGCAAAACCCGTCCTCATAATTTCGCTCGTAATCGTCCTCGCTGTACCATTTGTCATGCCAGCACCCGCACAAAGTAAGCGATAGCAGCACAGCGGCCATCGCCGCAGCAATCCCACGTTTCCGCATTTTCATATCCCCCTTTGCGTATCTCCGGCCGCGCGTGACAAAATATTTGTGCGGCCTTGTGTGCACCATACCACAATCGCGGATTATTTTCAAGAAACTGTGTTCCGAATCCGGTGCATGATCCACACACGGCCGACACTTTATGGTATAGTGGAGGTGCCGATGGGAAACAAAGTCAGGCAATACAGGGAATACCACGGTGTCAGTCAGCAATGGCTTGCGCGCAAGGCAAAATGCGGCAGAACCACGATCTATGAAATCGAACGCGGGGGGCGTCTGCCGAATGTCGTCACGGCGATCCGCATCGCCAGGGCACTGAGAACGACCGTGGAAAAATTATGGGAGGATGAACTATGACAGACGAGGAATGGAGGATGTACTTACGGCGTGAAATCGAGCGGCTGCTGATCCTAGCGGACACGCGGACGATGGAGATGACGCTGGAATTTCTGCGTGTAGCAGCGTAGCAAAAGTGAACAGGCAAAGAAAGAGGAGCAGGAAATCAATCCTGCTCCTCTTTCTTGCTTTCTGCGGTGATCTGCCGGGCAAAGTCCTCGATGTCGGCCCAGCGCTCCTCCGGCAGCCGCGCCAGCGCCAACAGGAACCGCCGCCGGAAATTGTCGTCCTCGCCCTGCATGACGTCGCCGACAAAGCGCATGATCTCCTTGTCGCGCGAGATCTGCACGAACATCTCGCCATCGCCGGTGCGCAGCCAATGCTCGGAGACACCGAACTCGCGGCAGATTAAGGCGACGGCGGTGTCGGATGCGTTGCGGCCAATTTCATAATTGGCAATAGCTCCGCGTTTCACGCCGATCCTGTCTGCGAATTCTTGCTGTGTCAAGCCAAGCGCTTGCCGCAGCTCTTTTATTCTGTTGCCCATGCATTTACCTCCTTGTGAATCAAGAATAGCACAGACGTTGCTATCCGTCAACGAAAAAATGCAAAATAAACACAAAAAAGTCTTGACAAATGTGTTTTTCTTGCTTATTATTGCAATAGAAACGCAAAGCAATGCAACAAAGCGCGAGGAGGTGAAGAAAATGCTGACACGCAACGAACAGAAAACGCTGGAGCGTCTCGGACGCATGATGCAGAACATGGACGACATGCAGAAAGCGCAGCTCTGTGCCTTTACGGAAGGTCTGGCGATGGCGCTGGAGCGCAAAGGCGCGTGAGGCGGCTTTATTTGCCGCCTCTGTCCTTCTTGCCCTTGCCGGAATGCCCGTCTGCTCACAAGTGGAACCAGAATGGAACCAATCTGGAACCAGAATGGAACCGCAGTATAGTATAGAGTAGAAGAGGTTTAGTAAAGGCTTAGGAAAGACAAGAAGAGATTTAGTTAAGGCTAGGGGGTTGCGCGCGGGCGCGAGCGCCGCGGCGCACATCCCAAGAAACGAACAAAGGAGAATCCTCATGGAGAAAGAACGCACCGTCACAACAAACGAAGCGGATGCCGCAATCGAGGCGGAGATCGCGCTTCTGAGAGCGGACGAGTATGTCCGGCTCGCCAAGCGCTACGAGTACGCGCGTACCCGCCGCAAGCAGTATCTGTATCAGCTCCGTTGGTATCAGAAGAAAGGCCGGGAGCTTGCCGCCCTCGGCGTAACGATGGAAAACCTCGATGAGATGCTGTGTAGCTCGGGGGAGGCGTGACCCATGCCGAAATTGAGAAAACGCGCCAGCCGCTACGATCAACTGCAGGCGTTGCTTTATGGGCAGCTCCGGATGCACGGCACGAAGCCGGAGGATCTGCTCGGCTGCTGCCGCGAGACGGCGGCGAAGCGCCTGCGGGACATTGACCGCATGCCGGTCGGCGACCTGCTCGCGCTCGGGCGAGGGCTTGACATTCCGATCGCCGACCTCCGCGCGGCGATCAGGTATCAGTAAACGAGAGAAAGGGGAAACAACATGAACGAAATCACAGTCACGTCGCAGCAGCAGCTTGACAATCTGCCGCACGAATGTCACGGAAGAATCTACATCAAGTTCGGCACGCCGCATGATAAGGCTATCGTAAGGCAGAAATATGATTTTGCCTCCGTCGTGGCGTTGGAGAACAGCTCCGTCGTGGCGTGGGGGAACAGCTCCGTCATGGCGTGGGAGAACAGCTCCGTCGTGGCGTGGGGGAACAGCCAAATCAATCAAAAGAGC